GTATTTAGCCATAGTCTCCCGTTATTTTTGAGACTAAAGTACTAAATTTATGACGTTTAAGTCAAGGGTAATGTTATATTTTTTGTCCTGTAACCCAATTAATAGCTCTAGACGCTATATTATTTTGTTTATTAGACAATCTTTCATCTAATGAATCTCTATCCATAGCAGAACTTTTAGGAGGTTTTGCAGTAGTAACTGCATACCAAAGACCGTCAAGCAAGTCGTCGTTTCTTCCTTTAGGAAATTCAAACATTTCATCAATAATAGCTTCGTGTTCTTTTTTTATAAAAAGTTTTCTTCCATTTACTATAGGACACAAAAGAGCTTCCAACCTATCTTCTTTCTTAATTCCTCCTGGAGGCCTTATTCCTTGCGATAAACCAGGAGCTAGTTTTCTGTCTTTGCCTGCTAATTTATTTACGTGGTCTTTAATAATACCTTGAGCACCAACTTTTTCTACGTTAACTCTTCTAACTGGGTGATACTTCCTAGCTAATTCAATAATAGTCTTAGGCATATCATATAAAGGAGAGTGTTCTCTGTAATAATCTATAATATATATATTTCTATCACTATCAATACCTATAGTCATTATTACTTGAAAGTCGCTTCTAGCATTTGTTTCATAAGCTAAGTCAACTCCCATATATACATTTACAGGAATAGCAGACTCGTCAATCATCATATAATTAAATCCACCTCTTTCTTCAAGATGTCCTCTATACTTATTAAGTCTATCTATTTTAAATTTAGCTGTTTCAACATCTCTAGCTTCATTCATATACTCTTGAGCAAATTTATGTACAAGCCCCATCTCTGAGAATCTAGACTTAATATCATCTAGTTTTTTCTTTGTAAAATAATTTGGCCATAAAGGAACTCCGTCAACCATAGCTTTTTTATACATCACATTCCAAGCAGACTTTCTTCCTTCTTTTTCCGCATCTAAGTACCCATCATATACGCCTTGAAGAAAAGAGTCGTAATGGACTATTGTACCAATAAGCCATATTGACCCTTCTTGTTCTTTTGAGTTTTCTAATGCGGGTTCTACCGTAGACATAACCCATTCTTTAATTTCCCTTCTTCTATCTGGTGTTTTAGTATTTAATTCTGATTCAAAGTCATCTAAAATAATATTAGTATATCTTAGTCCTAATTGAGAACGACCACGTAAACGTTGACTTGTACCTTTAGCAATAATCCTATCTCCTCTAGCAGTAGTAAATTCTTTTTCTGTCCACTTACTTCCTTTTAAGTCTCCAAAGTAGTATTGTAATGCAGGATTAACATCAATGTGGTTTTGAATATACTTAATATGGTCTATAGCTTGAGACTGTTCTTCCGACACCCAAGCAATAAATTGTTTTTTTTCTGGAGGAGCAAAGTACAATTGATATAATAACGCTGTTTTTGCTAATGTAGACTTTGCATGACCACGAGGTAATATAATGCAAGCTCTTTGATTTCATAAAATCTTCAGGTAAAAACATTTGACCAAAAGTAATAATGTCTTTTTTTGCTAATTCAAGTGCTTGTTCTTTTTGAGACAAGTCTGGAGGAATTATATTAAATGTTTCAGGCTTCTTCGAATTCTTTTTCATAAACCCTGTCTAACATAATTAATGTTTTTCTTGAATGCCAATCTCCATCTGGTACTTCTGTAAAATGATTAGAACTTTGCCATAGTTGGGGTCCAGCTACATATATCCAAGCTTTTTCTGTTTTTCCATTTTCTAATTCTACTGGAGCTGTAGTTCTAATATAAAGACCATTATCTACTCCTTCATACTCATCATACATATTAAGGTCTTCGGAAGTTACTTCCATAAGTTCAACAACAGCACCTTTTCCTTTTTCGTTTTTAATAATAGCTGGAAAAGATTGTGTTCCTGGAAAAACTAAACTAAATCCTTCTACTTTTCCAGTATCGGGAAATCCTCTTCTAAGTGTTCCATATACAGCTAATCTCATTAAGCATACCCAACAGACCTAGGTATTCCCATTTCTAGTATATCAAATTTAGGAGAATATATTGTCAAGCAATTAAAACACTTAAGCCCAGTACAATCTTTTTTACCTGTGTCCCAAATGTATACCCCTGTTTTACTCAAAGGGTAAGAACAAATGTGACATCTATTCTTCCGAGTTATCTTTTTTAACTTCAGCCAATTTTTCGTATTTGGATTCTTGAATTGCATTTAGTTGCTCTTTCGAAAAACCTTGAAACAATGTAATTGATTCTGATTTTTTTTCAGTATCCATCATTCCAGATATTTTCATTAATGTTGTTAACGCTGTAATCTTATCTCTATCACTTGATTCTGATTTATCTATTACATTCCTCATTTCTTCTAAAAGATATTTTGGAGTAATTTCTGCTTCATTTAAGTGTTTATCTACTTCTTCTCTAATCAAATTTTTCACCCTGTCGGTTTTAAGCAACAGCTTTGCCTGTGAAGCTGCATATGACTTTTTCTTACTAGGAAAAGCACTCATATAAGCATCTACCACGTCATCTCCTTTTGCTACATACTTAGCAAATAGAAATTCTTTTTCTGTTGCTTTTATTCTTTCTTTCTTACGTACTGAGGGAGATTTGCCATCTGTTGCAAATGTATGCATATTAGTACGCATCTCTCCCGAAATAGTAACGTTCGGATTACAAACAAAAGAACCTATTATAGTTCTAATAAATGTAGTATCCTTCTTCCTGTTAGGTTTTTTTAATAACCCAACATACAATACCTGGCAAACCTGACCATCATCTGATACAATCCAATCATTTACAGAGGCGTGCCTCCAGTCTTTACAAATAGAAACTGAAGGGTTATACTCTCTAAACTCATCTATGTTTTCAAATAGATACTTAGTTTCGCCATTTACTGTTCGAGTTTTCATAACTTAGTTATTTTTTCTCGTCTGAGTCAAGTGTTAATATTTTAGATTCTTTTGAATCTAATTCTTTAACAACAAACCCTACATAGTTATTAATAAGAAAGCGTTTTTCCATAAGGTCTTGCTCTATTTGTATACAGCCTGAACCTATTTGGTTTGCTCTCTGAAGCTGAGCTCTTGCTTCTTCTGATAATTCAGAAGCTAAAAACTCATATTCTTTTTCGTTATGTACAATTTTCATTGTTTTTTCTTTTTCAGCCATATTATCTCCTATTATAGCGGGTTAACTGTTGGTGGTGCGTAGTCTTCTAGTTTTCTATGCAAATCTTCTAATATCTCTACATCAGCAATATTATGCTCATATATATATTTTAAAGACTTTGCATCGCCCCATCTTGCTTTTTTCCATACATCTGGTTTTAACCTAGTTTTTCCGTCAATTCCAAAAAACTCTGTTGCTGCCATTAATGAAGACCTATGTAGTTTTAATTTAGACCTAACCACATAATATAAATCTTTATGCGATTTTTGTCTATATAGTGGAAAATCAATTCCGTGGAACAGTGCTCTAGTACGAATGAAAGGAATATCAAACCTGGTTCCGTAATAAGTCATAATAACATCATACTTATTCATTTCGTCAACAAGCTCTTTAGTAATACGCTTATCTGACTTACCAGACATTAATTCATCTCTAGTAATCATAGCACCAGCTACTTTCTTTTCTCCTCGACCTTTTATACACCAAGACAACATTACATCAATATTGGCACTAAAACCAGTAGATTCGATATCTAAATATCCAATACTAACTTCGTGACCAGTTACATAACGTTTAGGTTTTCTAAAACCCATAGATTCTATTTTACGAGTAACTGCTTTATAAGTTCTGTCGTGACCCGCTTTTCTACATTCTTGATATAATACAAAAGCAGACTTAGACGTCTTCTCATATTGGTGTAATATTACTATCTCTTCATCGGTCCATAGTTTAGATTTAGCCATTATCGGCCTCTCTTTGGAAATGCAGAAGAAAATAGTTTTTCTACTCCGTTTGCTACTCTATCCCAAAAAGATAACTTACGTGTACTTTTTGCGGTTGTTTTTTTAGCTTTCGCCATTATTTACCCCATTTCTGGTTTTTGACTATTAACGCCATCACTGCATATATCGCAGTATCTAAAAACGCATCTTCAATTGGTTCGTTCTGTGCTTTGAAGTTATGTTTAGTTGAAAGGTTAACTAGCCTGTTTATCTTATCGTTTAGCCTTACTATAATACCTAGTAAAGCTATATTGACTTCTTCCTCCGATTTTAATTGAGTTCCCATAGCAATATTGCCAGGTCCGTAGTCAAATTGTTTTTTACAAAATGTCATATACATAATATTAAGTATTTTTTGAAACTCTTGTTCTGTTTCAGGAAAGGTATCTTTTATATGCAATACTGTATCTTCAGCTGTTGTTGTTTTTTGTTCCATCTTTTGGAAAGTCCTCCATATCAGGTTTATCTTCTAATTTTCTTAATGTATCTAATTGCTGTTGTAATGTTTGAACTAGCTTGTAATCTTTCTTTTCTTTAGCTTCTAGGATTTTTTTTGTATATTCTTCCATAAATAGTCTCCCATACCTAATTGAAACAGTCCATTTGATAATGCATCGATATATCCTTCTTTGTGCTCTAAGCCGTAGTTAAAGTGCAATGCGTGTAGTATTTCGTGGATTAATGTCTCTTGTTGTCTTGAATGATGAATATTACTATTAATATAGATAATATTATCTTTTACTTCGTGTCTGCCATACAACTCTTTTGAACTATCTTCGTGCTTTAAATCGGTAAATATTATCTCGTATTCGTGGCCGCCTATAGCAATTCTCGTATCGCGATTTTTATTTTTTGGTATCATCTTTCTTTTTCTCCCTATCTTTATTATTAGGCGAATTTTTTCTAATAAAATACAAATCAGTCTCAATCTCTGACAATTCAGGTACTATACGGAAACTTTCCTCTATAATAGCTTCTATTTCTTTTATTCTATCTTCTCTTTCACCCATTGTGTACGTAGTTTACATAAATAATCGTACACAAGTCAAGAAAAAAAATATATATAGTACAAAAAAATAGTTTAACAATACGAAAAATAATCCTTGACACGAAAGAAAATATTTAATTATAATATAATACTCGGGAGCTCTAAAAAAAGATTAATAATAATTAATACTTAACTTTAAATAACACTCAATACTCTAGAGTAGACAGTATATTCTTTAAAATTTCCAAAAAAATAATTTCACAGGGCATTTTACGCCCATATTACGAGCTTTACCCCGATTTTCCCTACTTGGTTGAAAAATAGCAATAATTTGTGTGTGCCTTTTGATTGTCAAAAAGGGGTCGGGTCTTTCCTACATTGAAAATTGCAAAAAAGGTTGAAAATTGAGTTTTAGGTTAAATAGTTGAAAATCTGAACGGCCCGCAAATAGAGCATACTATAATTTATTTTTATTATTACTTAAATAATCCTTGACTTTCGTTCAAATCTAGTATAACTTCCAGTATGGAAGTTACTTATAAATCAGGTCTATCGGGCACGGCCAATAGCTACGCCCAGACCGCAACTAAGAAAGGACAAGACGATATGGTAATAGACATAGAGCTATTCACCGAACCTAACTCTGATAGCGACGAGTGGTGTGCCACAAGCTGTGGCTACTGCAGTAATGATGAGATAGGCAATGGTGAGAATACGTATGTTATCATTAATTCATCTGACTTAGTCTGTAATTCGCAGAGATGCAAAGCAGATATGTTAGAAGATATGATGGCAGCCGAGAAGATACACGACGATGAAAGCGGTATCTATATCACTGCATCAGGACAGGGCTACGATAGCTGCTGCGAGTATGAACATACTAACGATTGTTGCGAAGTAAGGTAGCAATCAAAGATGCCCCGGGTGTAAAAGCCTGGGGTTTTCTTTTGTACTGTATAATATTTTTTTTATTGCTAGATTAAGGATATAGGGCATAATTATTATTTTCATTATTGTTTAAATAATCCTTGCACTTCTTAATAATTATTAGTATTATAAGGTATGACAAGAAAGGAGGTGAGAAATATGAAGGGAGTATTAAAAGCGTATACAGAAGTTAAACACGCTGAACTAAAAGCAAGAGTAATGGAAATATATTGCCCATTCTTTGGCAGTTTTATTACTGATAAAGATGATGTTAGCGATAAGGAAGGATATTGGCACGCAGTCAATGCAATGTCGATAGAAGAGTTAGAAGCTCACTTATAATAT